CGTCTTCTTGGCTGGGGCGGTCTTCTTAGCGGTCTGCTTCGTTACATCAGGGGTCTCAGTCATGCCAAAATGCTATCAGGTTTGGTCAGTTCCCTGAGCCCCAAAATCCACCACGATGCCATTTTCACCAAGGGCGTCAATAACTGAACGAGTCAAGTTCCGCTCCCTTTCAAGGTCAGCCAAAACCTGTTCCACCCGCCACTCAACCCTGTCAATCTGGTCAGACATTTCCTTACGAATAACCCCAGCCACTTTTTGCTCCTCATGCAAACGGGAAACCTGTTCCTGTGTTATCGCCAAGTTCTCAAACAAAGTTGAGCCCCCGTTGGAACCGATGCGCGTATGGATGTCTTGCAACTGCTGAAAAATCCCCTCTTCACCTTTCTGCCCAGAAATGGGGTCGTCCTCACTACCCATAAAAGCGACCAACATTTTTTGGAAAGTTTTATCGTCTTGTATGCGTTGCTGATTTTTCCTATGCACCGAGCGCACGGCCCAAATAATGAGCGGAACACTCAAAGAAATGGTGAGACCAGTTTGTATCGCATCCCACATAATCAAGGCCCCATGTAGGCGACAGTAAGAAACTGCGAGTAAATAGCGATTGTAGCGGTCGTAGCCGAGCCTGAACGCAGGTCTAACTGAAAATAGTTAGTCCCGTCCGAGTAAAAAGGAGAGGAAACAGTCGCAAAAAACGAAGCACTGCTCATGTCACTTCGCTGGACAGCAAAATAGTTACCATCAACCATAAGAGCAACCTGCCGAAAGTCCTTGGTTGTTGTATTCGGAAACCCAACACCACCAGTGACGCTGTACCAGCCAGGCACGTTGGGCGTAACACGAGTGGGTTGAGCGGTGTCGTACCAACCATAAGGGTCTGTTTTGACAATGGAAGTATTGAAGTTGACTTGCGTAGCGGTATCCGCAGACAAAACGGTGCCGGTTCCCTTACGAACATAACAGATTGGCAAGGGAGCCTTATCTGCTGGTGAACCAACAGCAATAAAATCAGTAAGACCAAGGCGAGCCAACCACATTTGCTTACCAACGGTAGGAAAAGCATTATTGAAGTATTTTACGCCCGCCGTTACATCAACGGCGCCTGGAAACTGCACCGTCATGGTGTTGTCAGTTTGCACACTAACTACCGTGACCTGCCTCCACTGTAAGGAAGGCGTATTTGGGCTTAGGACATCAGCAAGAGAATAAATGGGGTTACCCATCACCGCTACCTCCATCACTCACGTCAACGGCTCTCTTGGCTCGGGCGGTCACAGACATGGTGTCCGATGCTGCCAGAGGTATTTCAAGTTTATCAACAATGAACACATCATTAGTCTTCGTTTGCTCACGAACAATGCTGACAAAATCAAAAGGGTCAAGTCTTGGGTCAACAATCATTGTCCAAGACACGGCCTCAGTCATACCAAGACTTTTAGACAACAAGCGTTTGGCAGAGTCATCAAGGTCAGTTTGAGAAGCAACCATGGTTGCTGTGAAATAACCGGGGCGCTGACCAAACGAGCCAAGGTAATAAGTTGGGGACAACGGGTTAGAGTCCCACTGCACAGAACGCATCCCAGTGGTGCCATCTGATGATTGCATTTCTAACACCACCCCGTTGAACGTATTTTCAATGCTGAAATCCTTAGAACTGGACAAGATTACGCAATCATCGCCCTCAACAAGGCGCATGGAAACAGTTGGGTTGTCCTCAGAAGGGATTTTGCGGAGGGTAAGCGCCCCTCTACGGTCAAAATAAATGTCAAGACCGAACTGGGTAGCCATGGCAACAATGGTTCCCCACGGGTCAGAACCGGAACCACCATCAACCAAAGCCCAAGTTGTGACAGGCTCAACCTCATTAGCACCCCACAAACGCGCGGGGTCAAAGTTGATGTCATCTTGGCTCAACCACGGGGCGATAGAACCAACGAGGTTAGCGATTGCTGTTGTGATTTTCACCCCAGCGGTCAGAACATAGGGGTCAAGAAACTTAGTGGCAGAGATTTTTTCCGCCCTGTCTTGACACTCCAAAGACAAAGTTACCCCAGAAGTATCTTCAGCAATAGAAGTTTTGGTGATACGGAAAACACCAAGCGGAACAACTTCGTCACCAGTTACCAACCTGACACCACGAAAAGGGCGGATTTCGTGCGAACCGGGGGCTAGTTGTTCTGATAAGGACGAGGGGACAATAGAGTCCACTCCGGCAGGGTCAGGGTCATTGAAGGTGAAAGAGGCACTTGCCCGAACGGATGCACTTGCATCAAAGGAAACCGAACCAGAAGTTGGGTACACCGTTGCGATTTTTCCGGTGTCATCCCAAATCTCGCAGTAAGAAATAACCTCATGGCTATTTTTGAGTGCGTCACTGAACGCTACTGAAGTTCCAAACATTACGGGGCGCTAACTTCAATGTAATCCACGGTTGCTTCACGGACTGGGCGAGCCAGCGTGCCACCGTTTTGCCAAGAACGAGACGTGATGCGGATGTATTTTTCGCCACCCAACGGGTCTTGCAAATAGATTGAACCGGCATGTTCCAAAATAGGCACAAGCAAATCCCACGAAGCCGTGGAAGTGATGACAAAAGTTAGGTTTCCATCTTCGCCACCAACAGCAGATGAAACAACGATTGGGCGGTCACGACCAATGGCCCAGAACGTGCCCATTTGTTCTTCAATCTTGTTGGTGAAACCTCCTCGCACACCAAGCGTTGCTGAAGAAGTCGTATTGCGGGCGGAGTTACCAAGAGGCTTGAACCACCACAGTTGGTCGTTAGTTGTTGTCGCAGTGGTGGTGGTTGTAGCACTCCTCACATACCCAGCAGCCGTGGTAACAGTTTGGATAGCCCTGTAAGAAACAGATTGGGCGCGGGGAACATAGAAATCAGTGAACGCAAAGTATTGCGGAGTTGTGAGAAGACCGTTTGGGTAAGCCTCAGTGGTGTAAACAGTGAGCCAAGTTGTTCCACCATCTTCGGAACGCTCCAGCGTTAGACCTTGGTTGGTTGTTCCCATGTCTGTGTACCCACTAGCACCAGCCCACATACCAACACTATCAACGAAGGCTACTGCCGAAGTTAGCGCTGAAACATGCACTGGGATAACTCGGGCGTAAGCCGCCGTGGGAGGGGCGGTACCAGAAACAGTACGAGCCATAAACGTGTTAGCGGTACTAGCACCAGCGGTTCCAGATGTAGTGCTGATAAGAGAACCCGTACTTGTGTACCACGCTAAATCAAGGCGAGTTTGGTTTGTTGTAGCAACACGGATGTAGGAACTAGCGTAATAAACGCGGTCAGGCAACACGTCAATCTGACCAGTTTTTACGCTAGATGTTCCAGCGCCAGTTGCTACCCAAGTAAGAGAATAAGTGTCTGCGTATGAAGTAGTGGAAGTGGCAAGAGATGAAGCGTTAGTTGAAGCAACCCAATCACCAATACTATTTTCAAGGTTAGAAGTATCAGCAGGAACCATGTTCACGCGACCCTGCAACGTAATGTCAACACCATTGGTTGTAGCGTTGTAAGCGGTTGTCAAAGTGGGGGCTGTCGGGGGAGTGACAGAAATCTCAAACGATTGCGTTGCTTCATCAGAATAAACAGTCAATGCTGGAGTGATGCTGTTAGGGTCAGACAAACGGTCAATCTTTTTTCCGGCAGTTGCGTACAAAGTGTAAGTATCGTTGGGCAAAGGTTCAACTTGGATGAACGAAGTCAGGCGAACTTCTGCATCTGGGTAAATGTAGTAAGTGCGACCGCTCGTATTACCAACAATGCGGTAGGTGCAAGTATCTTGGGGCGCTGTTTGCGTGAGAGTTAGTTTCGCCCCAGCCGGAGGGGTTTGGCTCAAACTGGTAGATAAACCATTACTTGCCGTGTAAGTCACTGAGGTTTCGGCAACGCTAGTGATGGTTACTGGGTTGATTTCCAAATAATCAGTGACCGTCGCGGTGCCAGTGGGGCTTACCGATGCAGCGGGGCTTTGTGTGAGGGTGGTACTAGCCGTGTAAGACACGGAAGTAGAAGTAGCGGCTGTAATGGTGAACTCAGAACCGTCATAGTTTGAGTCGCCAATAGAAACATTGAGTTTACCTAATGGGCTACCAGTAGTTCTAAAACCGTGACCTGTATTTAGAGTAAGCGTCCTCGTGGTTCCGCTGGAAGCCTTGGCTGTAACCACCCCAACAAGCCCGCAAGAAACTGTAATCGGGTCGCCAATAGCAAACTTACCCGCGCTATCACCATAACTAAAACCAAGAGTTCGTGTTGTGCCAGAAGAGTTGCAAGAAGTAACTGTTGTATCAACAGTGTTATTTGGGTTCCAAGTCCAACCAATCTGTGGATGGTCAGTTGTAGTAATAACCTCACCAACACTAGGAGAAATAATCGTTATGCTCGGTTTCTTAGCAATCTCAACCTGAGCCCGAACCTCGTAAAAGCGAGGAGCAGTAGCAGTCAAACGGTAATCAACGAAGTTGACATAAATGTAGTCTTTGTAAGCCGTCCACGCGATACCAAGATTAGGAATAGTTTCCAACCAGTTACCGTACCGCCAACGCGGAGAAGACCCAGCATTAGAACTACCAGAATAAGTCGTGTACGAGTCAATCCAAGTTGCGCCAGAGGCGCTGTAAGCCCCAATCGCGGCACCGACTTTTTGTGTTGTGCCAGCGTTATCCCGAATAGCAAAACGAACACGCCGGATGTATTCATCCGAAGCCAAAGACGGACTACTCATCGTCACACCAATGGAGCGCCCACCAGTAGCAACATTGTAAAAATAAGTTGTGTCAACATCGTCACCAAGTTTGCCGTAATCAGTTCCGTTGGGGCGCGTACTCGGCCCAGTTGGTACGGTGAGGGCACCAGCATTAGTTCTCCAAGAAGCGGTGTCAATGTATTGGTAGTTATTTGGTGTGAGGTTCTGAATACCGATGGTCACGACTTAGCCGCCAAAGTACGGGTCAAAGCGGTAAACGCACGGTTCACAGCCGCCTCCACAGCCTTATCAACAGCCTTCTGGTCTTTCAGATTGCCCACGTTGACAGACACGGAAACTGCGCCCTTCTCCACCTTGATAGTTTTGTTGTTATTAGTGACCTGCATACTACCCTGAAGGGCGTTCAATCGGTTTTGTGCAGAAGCCTTCTGGGCGCCATAGGCCGAAGTAGCCGCGGTACCACCAATAGCAGTACCCGAGAGTGCCAACTGCTTTTCAAGCGAGTTGACCTGACCAATAGTTGACTTACCACCTTCAAGAAGGTTCGCAGCAATCGTGCCACCCTCCACAGCCCCAGCGTTGATAATCTCCTGCAACGAAGTGTTATTCAACCCAGCCTTACGCAACTGGTCAACTTGGGCTTGGAACTTCTTCACATCATCAACACGTTTTTGCATCTGCGCCACAAGATAGTTAGCCCCACCAGTCATACCCGTGGGCAGTTTCGTTTGCGTGATAGAACCAAACTCAACAATGGAGTCACGGATTTGGTTAGACATTTCCGTCATCTTCTGCTTGATAGCAGCGATGTCAGCCTTAGCCGCAGTTATGCGGGCGGTAATGCCTTCACGAACAGCCTTGATAGTTGCGGATGCAGCATCAAACCCAGACTTCTTAGCCTTACCCTTACCACCACCGGAGCCACCACCGGAGCCACCACCAAGTTTGCCAATGTCAAGCAACCCAGCAAAAGGGTCAGCAGCCTTGGCTGCGGCGGCTGCGGCTTTTTTACCCATAGCCTGCATTTCCTTCACCGACAATGGCTTTTTCCCATTGGCTGCCAGCGGTGTTTTAGGTTTGGCTCCAGCCCTACTCGCACTTCCGGGAAGCCCGTACAAATCGGCATAAGAATACTTGGGGTTCTTGTAGCCCGGCTCATAGTATTTTGGCTTAGCCCCAGAACCAGCGGACTTCAGTTGGGAGGCTGCTGCGGCTACGCGAGCGGTCTGCCCGTTCAAGTCAGCAACAACAGCGTTCCCCATAGCCTGCGAGGCGGCAACTGCCTGTGGGGTTGCGTTGGTGATACCAGTGGCTAAACCAAGGGAAACAAACTTACCCATTGTCATGGTGTATTTAGACGGTGAAGTGATACCTAAAGCGCTCTTCAAGGCTCGCAGGGCTGACCCACCCATACCCCTGACCGCATTGACTGGGGCAGAAATAAGACTACGGATACCGTTTACAAATCCTTGAATAAGGTTTCTACCAGCGTTGTAAAGCCAAGAACCAATCCCAGCGACAGCGGTAGCGATACGAGCCGGTAGGGAAAGCACAAACCCGACAGCACGGGAAATCGCGCCACCAATCCACGAAACAACTGCACCAATCATGTTCGCACCAAAGCGAACCGCCCCAACAATGGCACCCCAAACAAAACGAACCACGGCTAGGAGAGCGTTCCACCCAGCCGTAAAAATGACTCGGTAAATGTTGAAGTAACCGACAACGATTGTTCGGATTAGGTTGAAAGCAAACCTAAACACAGCCACGATGGCGTTCCAAACACCCACGATGATTGTTCGGTACAAAGTGAAATACGCAACAATGCTTTGCCCGATAAATCGCAACGCCGTTCCAACAACTGTTTTGATGGCGTTCCAAACCGCTTGCACACCAGTGCGGAACCAAGAAAATCTGTTGTAGGCGATTACAACAATGGCTACCAGGGCAACAATGGCTATGATGATAAGACCGATTGGGTTCATTGACATAACAAAGTTCAGTGCCGCCACCGCCGCAGTCAAAGCAAACGTGGCAACTGTCGCAGCAATCTTGGCACCAGTTTCCACAACCGTAGTTGCCGCGGAACGGATGTTTGCACCGATAGCCAAGTTCTTCACGGCTGTTTGGGCGTTTATGGCGGTGACCCCAAGCCAAGTCGCCACCGTACTTACCCTACTAGCAATCGCTTCCGCTGTAAGAGTTGACACATACCAGATTTGCACACCAATGTTCCGCAAAATGGCAGTAAAGGCTGCGTATTTGGCGGTGACGAAACCCCACGTTGCTCCAGCGGCGTAGGCCAAGCGCCCACTCAAAGTCAGTGTCGCTGCGGACTCTCCTGCGATGGCTGTGGTTTGACCGTAAGTAGCGGCGGTAAAAATGGCCTTTATTGTGGTAGCAAACCCAACGATGCCGTTGTAAATACCCATGACTATGTTTGCGCCGACAACTGCGGCGGTGATAGCGACAATGGCTGGAGCAACAGGGGTGAGAACCTTTAGGGCTCCAGCAAATACCTTCACAAGGAAAGCAACTACATTACCTAAATCACGAACAATGCGGATAACTACTGGGGCGTACTTGCCAAGTGAACTAATGAGCGCTTGGGAGAAAGCATAAATAGATGGGTATGCTGCTACGAAGGCTTGGTAAACAGTTTGGATAGCGCCCCACAACGCTGGGAAAAGACTAGACACTAACCATTGAATAACTGGGCTCAACAACTTGAACGCAGCGCCAACCATAGTCGCAGCGATACTCAATCCCTGCTCAATCATGCTTGGCAGTGTTTGTAGGTAAGCCATGAACTTCTTCATCCCAGAGGACTTAGAAATACCTTCAAGGATGGGCTTGATTTTTGCCGTGAACTTGTCAATCTGGTCAGCAGCCAAGTTCAACCCAGTGACCAACTGACCAGTGAAAGGTTTGATAATCGCGGCACCGAGGCGGGCCTGTGAAGCACCCAAACCACCAACAGCACCAGTGAGGTTCTTACGCAACCCAGCCATCGTGCCCGACAAAGCCTTCGTTGCACCCGCGGCTCCAGTGGTTCCCTTGATAATGCCCCGAGACAAAGCATCCATCGCAACTTCGGCTGGAACAGCACCCTTAGAAACCAACTTGCGGAACTCTTCAGTGGTCTTACCAAACGAGTTAGCCAAAATCTTTGTCGCTGGGACACCAGCCATTTCCAGTTGCATCAACGTGTCACCAGTGATGCGACCCATTGTTGACGCTTGACCAAACGCGGCGCTCAAACGGCCCACAAACTCAGCCGCACGGCGACCCTTACCAGCGGCAGCCTCACCGATGGCGTTCATGTAAGTAGGAACCTTCTTGGCGTTAGCACCAAGGGAAACCATTTGCGAGGCAGCGTCAGCGAACTGGTCAAGGTTGAAGGGCGTACCCTTTACAGTGGCTAAGATTTTGTCCATGAAGGTAGCCGCCTTGGTGGCGCTACCCAACGAAACAGTCAACTGTGTTGTGGCGTCTTGGATGGTTGTTAGACGCTGGTAACCCTTTTGCAGGGTTGAGGAAGCAAACAATCCCCCAATGACACCACCAGCAATCGTGGCGACCCCCGTGAGGCGAGACATCATGCCAACTGCGGCACCGAGGCCCGCCTTAGATTTGCTTCCAACACCTTCGGAAGCGCGGGCGAGTTGCGTAGCCGAGGCAGACGCACTCCGCATGGAAGAGGTGTATTGCGAGGTATCAGCGCGAAGACGGGCTAGAACATCAAGTGTTGTTGCCATTTTTGCCTCCTTCGCCTAATCGGTTTTCTGCTCCGCCGCTCTGATTTGATACAGAGCCATCCACTCAATCAACTCAACCGATGAAATCGGACGGAACGAACCAGAGCCATACAACAGTTCCTCTCTGGTTCGCCCCAACGACTCGGCTAGTTCGTAGATGAACCTGCGCTCAGGGTGGCGGAGGAGCCTTCCCCCGCTTCATCAACTGCCTCGCCTGTGAAACCTGACAACCGCATCCCCACATTGGCGATTTGGTCAATGGCTACACCAGACTTAGACAACAATGCCTCGCGGTCGCCTGCCTCAAAAATGGGCAATCCGCTCTCGGGGTCAAAGGTTGATGAAATAACAATCTCAGGGAAAACGAACTGCAAGTTCACTTGCCCTGTGCGTTGGTCAACAGCCTGCTCCAAGATACGGGTGCGCTCAGCACCAGTCATGCCCCGAACTTCAACAGTGACACCCCACTCGGAGATGGTCACAGTTTCGGACGGGATGTCCTTGGCGGCAAAGATTGTTTCGCGGATACTCACTTATTTCTCCTTATTGGGACACGGGTTGGGTCACGTTGGGCACGAGGCCACTGGTTCAACACTACTTATGAAACAGTTCCCTTGGTGACAGCACCAGAGACTTGCAGTTCAAGACTGAAGGAAACAACATCAGCAACAGGCGAAGAAACTTCGTATGAGGTGACGAGGGCCTGACCCGTGTAAAGAACACGAGTGCTGGTAAAGCCTTCAGGGGCGTAAGAGAAACCAACAGTGTTGGCGGTGTTCGGTGGGGTCGCTGAACCAACAGTGATGGTTCCCGTGTCTTGGGCGGCGATGATTGCTGGGATTATGGTGTCAATACCCGTGGTAGCCGTAGCATCATACTTACCCTTGATGGTGATTTTGGTGTCTTGGAGACCAGCGATGTAGGTCTTGGCAGAGGTACCAAAGGTGGTTGTTTCTGAAGCGTCAACGCTCCGTGGGAACGAGACATCCTCAATGAGGTCTGAAAGAGTACGAACGACTCCACCCGAGTCGTTCAACTTGAAACCAGTGTTCTTACCGTGGCGAAAAGTTGGCATTATTGCTCCTATCTCCGAGCGAAAGCGATTGTAAAGGTTACTGCGCCCGTGTTGGCTGTGATAGCCGAAGCCCGAACGTAGCGGTTGACGGTTGTTCCTGTTGCGATGGTCAATCTTTCACTGGTCTTCGTGATTGTGGGCACGACAGTGAAAGTTCCAAGGTCAGCAAAAGTGGTGTTGTCCGCTGAGTGCTGTATCTTGAAAGTTGTGTTCCCCGTTGCAGCGTTAGCGGTGACATGCAGGTTTGCTACACCGCCATTGGTGGTGGAAGTTGTGTTGTCATAAGAGCCACTGTTAGTTGTGGTAGCCGTGGAAACTGACTTGTCCGCGAAGAACAGCACACCATCGTCCACTAGGCCATCGGCTTGTAGTTCAGTAGAGATGGAAACAATGTCTGCAACTGGGGACGATACTTCATAGGAAGTGGACAGTATTCGGGCCAGTTTTGCAGTTCGGGCGTTACCAGCAGAGGCGTCAATGAAACCGTCAGGGAAAAAGGAAAGTGTGGAGTCTGAGGTTGACCCAAGCGTTGGTGGAAGGATTACGTCAGTTCCATCAGTGGAGACACCATCAAACATGCCCTTAGCCGTGATTTTAGCGTCCTGAAGACCAGCGATGTAGGTCTTGGCAGAGGTACCAAACGCGGTCGTCTCCGAGGCGTCAGCGCTCTGCTGAACAGAAACATCGTTCAAGTAGGGGCTCAGGTCATACTTGTCAAAATAAACTTTTGTGGATTTACCGTGGCGGAAAGTTGGCATTAGACTTCATCCTTCGTGGGGGCGACATCTGAGATTTCAGTGATGGCGCCACAGTCCAGCAACCATTTGATTGAGGTTGAGGGCAGGTCGTCAACGACCTCGCCAGCCTCAACGCGCTTATTCGGAGGATAGTCAATACCATCCACCGCTAAATAAGATTTTGACTTCGCCACTTGTCGTCCTTCCTCGGGTACAGCGGAACCCCGAGCCGCCTAAAGACACAAGGGTCACGAGGAAAGGACGAAACGGAGCCACTTGGGCACTTATGTGTGAAGTTGTTTCGTCAGTTTAGCCCATGTGGTCAGGCCGAAAGCGCTCTCAAATAATCTCGCAGTGGTCGGCAGGTACCCACACCGTTTCTTCCTCGGCGGTTTTGATGCCCAGCCGTGTGTTGCCCCAGTTGTCGCTCCCAGTCCAGAAGACGACACCCTGTGTCCCTACGGGGACTTTGCGTCCTTTGTAAACCTTGACCGTGACTCCCTTGGGGAACTCGCCCCGAGCAATCGCCTCGGCATCTTTGTAGGCTTGCAAGGATTTTTTGGCTGTTTCACGTTCTTCTTCTTTTCCGTCAGGCTGGCAACGGTGGGCTGGCAGAAGGGTTTTCTTGCCACCTTCGTCACCCTGCCACTGGCGCACAACGGCTAAGTATTTTTTGCCTGCTTGGGTTTCGGCCCAAACAACGGTCATGCCACAGGGCGGACAAATCTTTTCTTGTCCGATAGCGTATGCCATGGTTTCCCCTTTCCTACGGTGTAAGCATACCACACCGTGGTTAGGAGGTCAGGTAGGCCACCAGTTTCGGGTTGTCCCGCAAAACCTTCAACATCACGGGCGTTGTGACCCGCACCACAGCCTCCTCCAAAGCCATCTCACGGTCAGCCTCACCACCAGAGCCGGTATCCATCCACCCAAAAGGGCTCCCATAGGCGTAATAACAAGCGTGCAACACCTCATGCAGAACCGTGTCCTGCTCCACAGCCCTATCCATCCCCCCACGGATGTAAATAGCGGTCTCCCGAGTCCTCACACAAAACCCAGCCAAAACCTCACCACGAGTATGCTCCCCCTCATCACCCATCTCGCGCAAGGCTCGGTCAAACTCCGCCCCCCCCACAACAATGGGGAACTTCATCCCAAGAACCTTCACAGCCTTCGGTGGGCTCACAACACACTCATGTCTGACCAAGCACCATCACGAGTCACCAAAGTGACCAGCCCAGCCGGAGAGTCCTGACCCGTGCGATGCCTCCACCACACAGACCCACCGTCCAAAGCCGGAACTTGGATAAAGGTCTTAGTCCCGCCCCAAATGACCTGCAAGTGGTGAAGGTGACCAGCCATCAACAAAGTTGCATCACCAATGGGCTGGCAACCATGGGCCTGACCAGACCACCACTTCTCCCAACCACCCTTGAACTGGTGACCGTGGGCGAACCCGATGATAGTTCCGCACACATCTAACGTGACGGTCAGTTCATCTTTGGCTGGGTAAGCGAACGAAACGTGGGAAAATCCCACAGGGGAGTGCTTCTCCAAACCATCCTGCACCGCAACAACACCCTCAATCGCCCAAGAGTCGTCATAGGAAGTAGCCATGTCGTTGCCAATGCGAACAGCCTCATCGTGGTTACCCGGAATAGCAATCACAACAAGCCGGTCAGTCAGCGGTGCAAGTTGCTCAATGGCCCACAACACAAGGCGCCGATACACCCGAACCATCTCGGTCAAACTCAGGTCAGTGCGCTTAGCAAGACGACCGCCTTGGGAGTTGTACCCCTCAATGCAGTCACCCAGTAAAGCCAAAACAATCTCACCAACATCGCGTCCAGACTTACGCAACTCGGTCAAACGCTCCACAGCGATAAGGATTTTCTCTTGGAAGCGTTCCACAATCGCAGCCGAGCCACCACCGTCAATCTTGCCCAACTGCAAATCGCCGGGGGCAATAATGTAGGCACAAGACCCTGTTGGAAGTTTGCGCTTATTTGGTTTCCACTTTTTGATTTCGGAAACAATCTCGTCAGCGCTCAAAGAAGCAAGATGCGGTTCAACGACAAAACGGTAACGCCAAATGGGGCGCGTAACAGCGTCCTCACCTTGTTCATCCCGATGCCAAGCCGCGGGGTCGTGTTTAGCCTCAACAAGCCTGACACGGTACCCAGAAGGTATCTGCATCATGGTTTCGGCTACTGCACGCCAATCATCCTCGGCCTCAATCTGGGGGATGGCACCAGTGGTAATGAGAACATAGTTCGGGTCTGAGGCGTCAATACCAGCCTCCCAGCCCTTCGGGGCCGAGCGCTGGGCGCGTTCATGGTGAGCGATGCTCCGAGCCGCAGACAACTCATCCAAAGCGTCATCTATGCTCATACAGGGCACCGACAACCCTCGGATGGGCTACTAATCCTCCGGCGATGACGGCGCAAGTTCTGAGACTTGGGGCACCCAAACTCGGACAACAAGTTAGACACCCTGCTGGCTGGAACCAAAGGGTCATCAACGACCTTAGTAATCTTTTGCTTATCGGACTCATCAAGACTTTCAAGCCAAAGAGCAACTGAACATTTGTATGTTGCGCTTGGCATTTGATACAAAGCGGTCAATGCGTCATCAAGGTTGGTCACTATTCCTCCATCGTGGGTTCAATACCCACCTCAACAAGGAACTTTACAACCTACGGTTGACTTTTTGGCTCCATTTGGTCTGTACCGCCACCATTATTTTGTGCCTTGCAACGGGAGCAACGAACAATCCATGGGCGCGTCAACATGACAGCCAACATGCGGTTACATCTCCAACAGCGCGGGTTATCATCTACCTGCGCTCCCTTGCCGTAGGCATCAGCCACTTTGCTCACCACAAGTTGGGCACAACCACTGGCTTGTGTCACCAGCGGTCACAATGTCAATGCGCTTCCTATGCTCACAGCCCTCCACAGGCTGGGTAATCAGCATCGCGGTAATGACCTGACGCGACTCGCTCAGGTGCGTGATAGCCGCCTCTAACACGGCTAAAGCCGTCTCAGCAATCTGACGGTCACTGGGATGCTCGCTCATGCGATTTGCACTTCGTAATCCACCGACAACATGGGCCGGTCTTTGTCGTCCAACCCAATCGGGTTCACCGAACTTCGGGGCATAATACGCAAAACGCGCAAACCGGACAGGGTTTGGTCGGTCACTAAACACAACGACTGGCGGAT